CGTCTGCCGCCTGTTGTCCATAGTTGTATTGTAGGCCCATTCCTTCTTTTTCATACTCCCATGCTTGTTGCATTAGTTTCTGTTGGTTTTTGAATCCGTTATTGTTTCTTTTGAACAGGCCTCCTAATAGTCCTAGACCACCACTGACTATTGATCCTATTCCTCCGGTTACAGCACCTGCTAATCCCGAGGTTGCTGCTCCTGCTAATGTTGCTCCTAATCCCATGATAATAAATTTTTACGTTCTTCGAGCTTACTTTTGAAGAAGCTCTACCTATATTTACTTGATATAATATGCTATATGCGTACTGCGCTTTTTTGGCTTTAAAAAGCGGACATAAATATTTACATCCGCCCTTTTCGCATATAGTGTTCGTAGTCGTACCCGACTAGTTGTCTCTAGTTGGATTTGGTTCAGTTACTCCTCCTTCGGTTTGACCTTCTGCTGCTTTTGGCGTTTCGGCTTCTCCCTTTTTGAGGTATTCATTCAATTTGTAGTTATTGACTCTATCCATTGCGTCCATGGCTAAAGCCCACTTGTCCGTTCGTACGTTGCAATCTTCTCTTACTCCTGCCTGTTTAGGCGTGTAGATCATAGGTGCTCCGTCAGTTAACGGTTCGTTTTCGTCGAGAATTCTTTGGATCTTTTTGATTAAGGTTTCACCCTTTTCTGTCATCTCGATCATTCCTTTGAAGTTATTTATTCTTATTTTGTTAATTGTTTTCATGATTATAAGAATGGTATTTGTTTAGCACTATAATTACCTCGTCTCGTTGCCTGTACCACTGTTTGTACCCAGAAGTTTTGGCTGTCTATTGATGTATCAGCAAAGATTTCGATGTATTTCTGTGGATCAATGTATGTAGTCAGATCATCGATCGTGTTATTATTACTTACATCGTAACGTCTGTTGAGCACCATAAAGTCTAAGGCTTCTCCCGCCGCAAAATCTCCGTATGTACGGTTATAATTAGTCATGTAGTCAATCCAAGCTACAGTTTTGTTCGCTGCTAGGTGTTTCATTTGACTGATGTTTCCTCCTCCATTGTATACGGATGTCTCTCCGACCATTTGTTCTTGTATTAAGTCTTGATATCCGATTCCGTCAAGTGCTGGCTTGTGTAGATCATCAATTGTTTGTAAATTTAGATCAAAGTCGTTGCCTTGTGAATAATCGATCATCGGTGTGATGGCCATTAATCCTATAATGTATCCCGGTTCTTCGCATTGATAGTGTATGTGTCCGTTATTGAGCGGCTTACCTCCTCTTCCGATTGCTGCGATATCTCCAAGCGGTTGGCTACCGTATGCTGTTTCTGTTGCACTTTTTGATATCACTTCATCGAATTCGATATATTGTGTCATACCTCCGATAAATACAGGTGTTTCGGGTCTATCAAGATATTTTCCTGCTGTGTACACTGTTTCCAACCAATCTCGATATGTGCCTCCTGCTACTGCGATTCTGTTCAGCATGTTGTAGACTTTCTGTTGCAAGTTTAATGCATCCATTGTCAACTTTCCGTCATTGGCTGTGATGTCAATGCTTGTTATTTCTGTGATGCCTCCTGCTCCGTCAATCCAATCTGTTTTCACCCAGTTGTTGAAGATGTCGCTGTCGTATGTTTTTAGCAACATTCCTCCTAGTTTATTACTTTGAGATGCTACTAAGTCGTCAAACATGTTTTTCAATTCTGCTGATCCGTTTTGGGATGCGTCTAGATTTGTTCCATATAGGATTAGTGTTTGGTTTCCTTTTTTATGTAGTATTACGTCTCTAATTTGATCAAGCAATTTTAAATCGTATTGCCCTAATTCGGTTTTTATAAAATTGGCCGTTTCTTTCGTTGTGAAAAATTGCAATATTGTTGCGTACGGGTTAGCGTTTATATTATTTAGTGTAATTGTGGCGGAATTTGCATTTGTTGTTAGTTGGCTTAATTTTTTATCGTATAAACCTCCGTCGCTTTCCAGTATTTTTACTTTTATACTATTCCAGAAAGGTGCGTAATTAGTTAAGATTACACCTGCTGCTATAGTGGTTGTGTCTGTTACTTTTATGCTGTTTTGGTTTTTTCCGATAATGTACAGCCCGTTATTTAGATTATTGTATGATTTTTGAATTTCAAGTTTTACCTCTCCTGCTCCTTTTAACATATAAAATTTATCTTCTTGTGTGTTTGCAAAGAAATTTTTGAATATGTCAAGATACATAAGTAGGGGAACTCCGTTTTTATAGACTCCTTTTGTTGAATCTGTTCCTGTCCTTCTTGATTTACTCCATCCAAGATATTTGTACAAGGCTGATGCTGAGATGTTCGTTTTTGCTTCTGTTGCTGTTCCGTATGTCTGTGCTACCATCATTGGTAATTTGATGTCACTCATCTTCATACCAATTCCTGTTCGGTTATTGTGTAACCAGCTGTTATATAATCGGAAACCTCCAAAGAACATGAAGTGTTGTAGTTTGAATGATCCGAAAAGCGGCCCTAATGTTGGTTGGCTCAGTGTTTTGTTGATTAAGTTTAAATCGATGATATCTCCCTTTTGACAGAGTATTTTACAGAATGGTACAAGCATTCCTACACCGATCGAACTTCTGAATATTGTTGATATATCATGAGTAGACATATCATAGTCTCTCATTGCGACTTTCATTTTATTGTTGTCGCCTAGCGTATTTTTACCTAAGGTTCTTACGACTGCCATAATTTATTCCTCCTCTTTTTTTGATGCTTCTTTTTGTTTTTCTTCCCATTGATCAGCCTCTTTGCAGGCATAGATCATTGCTGCTACCAGATTCCAATCTGTTGCGTCAATTACTTTTTGGGCTTCTTCTTCCGATTGAAATACTTGCTCAGTAGCCAAGTGATTACCAATAGTAATGATAACTTCATCTGATTCTGCGTCTTTTTTTCTGATTTTAAATGCTTCTTTTAAGTCCATGATTTTTATTTTTTTTGGTTAATATTGATTTTTGTACTGTCAACTGAACTTGTTGTTGTTTGTTCGGTTTTTTGAGTACTGTTACTGTTATTTTTGCTTACGCTTAGTGACATAGTGCAGCTTTGCGCTGTTAGAACTGCTGCAATACTGATGATTGCAGTACATACGATTTTGATAATTTCGTAGATAATTTTTCTTTTATCCATCTTTAAATAATTTAAGTTGTTGTTTTTCAATCCATTTTTTATATTTTTCGATTACGTCGTATGTTTTAATACATAATAGCCTCCTTTCTTGTTTAATTAATTTGTATTTTTTCATTATCTGATCCTCGTTGATTTCCAACGATTCTTCTTCTGTTCCTACGCCCATATTAAAATAGGCGTAGGTTTTCATTTCTTTAAACGTAGTAAATTCTTTGTTGCGAAGAATATATTTACTTTGTCTTTTTTGTTTCTTTATCATTTTTTGGCATCATTTTATGTGTTTCTACTACGCACACGAGCTCGTATACTTCGTCATTGTTTGCTTCAGTTGCGATACCTAATGCTGTTTTGTAGGTCCATTTTTTTCCTAAGTTGAATGTTACCATTTGGTTGGTTGCTTTTTCTCTTCTGATGATTGTCCAATTTGTTGCTGCCATGATTATACCTCCTCTTCTTTAGATACCCTGTAATATATACTTTTTAAACTTCTCACACGGAATAGTTTTACCTCCCATTTTGCGTCTTTTTCCATGTTCATCAATTTGTCATAGATGTTCATGTATGTTTCATGTACTCCTGCTTCTCCTATGATTTTTCTGATAATCATGGTTGTTCCTTCGTTGTTAGTTGCGTAAACTTCTACGCAAAGTTCGTCTGTAATTTTTTTAGTATCCATAATCTTTTGTTTTTAATGTTCCATGTGGAACGGTTAATACTTTTGTTTTTGAACACTGCAAAGGTGCATTGTTTTTTCTGATTTTCCAAATTTTCTCTGATTCTTATAACTTTTCTTAACGTTTCCATAGCGCGAGCGACAAATAAGGGGTTATAGGGGCATACCCCTATAGCGTTAGCTCCTTGATATCGCCAAAGGCGCATACCACGACCTTTTGGTCGGGTACACGCCTGTCCTTAATTAGGTATTGTAGGTAGCTGCCCTTCTGTCCTTCTCTACCTTTTCCTCCCTGTAAAATTAAAATAAAGCCTGCTGCATAGTGTAGTCCGTTCGTTATGGACAAGACGTTTTCGTGAAACGAAAACTATAAAGGACAATACTCTGTTGATAAGTATTGGTACATAATATCTTTCTCTTCTTTTCTGATCTTCCTTCGTAGCGCTTTTTTTCTTTTTGTCAGATTTTGTAGCTTATTCATTCGGTTGATCGCCTTTTTCCTTTCAATTTCCTCGATATTATCTTCGTGTAAACCGATTCCATTTTCATTTTTTTCTTTGAGTAATCTTTCGTAGTAATCTTTGTTCACTGTGTTAGCTCCTATTACTTCGAATCCGTTTACCCATTTCACATCTTTATCTTCGGCATATAGCCATAATAATTGCCTCTGATCATCTGTGTATATAGTTGTTTTGTAGTATCTTGGTAATGGTAGATCTTGTCCGTTATGTGTTTTATATGTAATAATTGTTTTTTCCTTATTCCATTTGTGTTTTAGTTGGTTTTCTTTTGCATAGTTTGCTCCAAGCCCTTTGCTGCATAGTACTATTGATATATAATCAGGATTGTCTTCATCCTTTTTTGTCATGTATTTTGATACATAGTTTATTGTTTTTTCATTGACATATCTTCCGTAATATTTGTATCCGTCTATCCAATTTTCGTATAATAGTTTTGTTAATTGCCATTTTGTCTGCCCTTTTCTTGCATAGAATAATCCGTGTAGGTGTATTCTTCTTGTATTGGTATGTCCTTTTTCCGTTACACACCAATGCTTTACTGATTTACCTGTTTCTTTTCTGATTCTTTCTAAGAATAATCTGTGTATTTTTGTGATTATCTCGTTATCTTGCGATCCATCGTTTTTGAATCCATATCTTTTACAAATATATTCATATCTTTGTGGAGATACTGTTCCTGTAAAAAACACTGCATGAGGTGTTTCTTTCAGTTGTTCGTAATTTCTGATTCTCCATTCTCTTCTCTTTTTTTTACGACATTCGAAGCAGTGTCCGCATTCTACTTCTACATATCTGAATCTTTCGTCTGTACACACAGGCGGTCTCCACCCATTCTTTCGATTAGGCAGAAACCGCTTGTTTAATACTTTTTTTGTGAAGTAACACATACTACTTGTTTGGTTTTCTGATTACTTTTTCGAGTCTCTTGAGTAGAGATTGTGCTTGTTTGAACTTGCTTACAGATTCTATGATCTCCGACAACTGATTGATTCCTCCGAAGATCCATTCTCTGAGGTTTTTTTGGTTTTCGTTGTCTAAATGTCCTTTTCCGAGTTCATAGTCTTTTGCGATCTTGTCTATCATGGCTGCTGCTTGTTCTTTCGCTGCTTCAGCAGACATTCTCTTTGTTATCATGTCGTAGTAGAAATTCTCTATTTCTTTTTGGATCTTTCTTGCGGTGTTGTAGTTGACGTCTACGATCGAGTCTTGTACGGCTCCTTCTTTTTGTAATAACGCTATCTCCGACACTAATTTTGCCACTCTTTCCTCTTGAGTTTCGTTTAGATACTTTGTGTTCAGCATCTCTTGATTCCAGAGTTCGACTGCTTTCTGTGCATTGGCGTTTGCTTCCGTTACGTTTGCCGCTGCTATATTTTCTTTGCTTAATTGGATTCTGTTTTCAATTTCCTGCCATTTATTTTCAAGATCCTGCCCTTTTGTGTCTACTCCTGCGATTTTGTTTGCTTCTGCCAATGTTTTGGCTGTTTCAGCACTTGCAAGTCTGTTTTGCGCCTCTATCTGCTTCAGTTGTAGTCCCATCGCTTGTTGTTGTAGTGCTGCTTCTACAGGATTCATTTTTAGTCCGCTTGGCTGCATTCCATCTCCGCCCGCTGTGCTTGCCGCTTGTCCTCCTCCGTTTCCGTACATGAGTCCTACGCTTAATCCTGCATTTTCCATTTCTTGTCTTTGAGCTCCAAAGTTGGTGTCTTTCCACATTTGAAGATTTCGTTTGTATTCAGCGTCTGCCGCCTGTTGTCCATAGTTGTATTGTAGGCCCATTCCTTCTTTTTCATA